AGCACCAACTGAATCTGTGATAGGGAAACCTACACCAGAAGCAATGAAGAATTCTGTTTCTGAATCTCCACCATCTTTTACTTCTGTGACAGGACCACCTTCTACAAAGTACTTAGTAGTACCAACTTTACCTTCGTAACCGATGCTTGCTTCAAATTCGGTTGAAGAGTAGTCAGAACCTGTCCACTTTGATTTTGTGTCAATACCGACGTAAGGACCTGCTAATACAGGTGCTGAGAATGCAGAGACTGCTGCTACTGCGATAATTGTTTTAAACATTTAATTTATTTCTATAGAATAATAAACAACCTAGCGAGAGTAATTGAGTCATTCGGTTATTCATATGGTATATTATACTACTTAATCTAAATTTGTCAAGTTTTTTACCGAACCTTAACACAGTAAATCTTATGAGACATATAAGAAAAACTAATTTAAGTATATTGCCTGACCAGATATAGTTACATTAGTAGTTGCTGATACAGTAGCTTGATTACCTTGTAATTTAGCCTCACCTGTTTCTGATTTTACCAATGCTTTTCCTGTAGACTCCATGGTAGCACCAGCTTTTCCTTTTGCTTTAAATTCTGCTTCTGTATCTATTTCTACTCCTGCTTTTCCTGATACTAAAGTTTTTGCAGTTCCAACTAATTTTGTTTCAGTAATTCCTCCTGCACTAAATTTGGTTTGAGTAGTAAGTTTCATTCCTACTGTTCTATCTTTTATTAGCAAACCAGCACCACCTAATGCCCCTATGTGTATGTTTCCTATCGCTCTTAAAGCATAATCACCAGCAACTTTATGGTTGATACAACCCGCTGAAACTATGTTTGTGGATGACCTTGGATCAAATTTAATGTCAGAAGATTCTCCTGCACCAAATTTCATGTCCTGTCCCACTGTAATTTCTTTCTTATTAATCTGTGCAGTTTTAAAACTTGTAGCAGACATTAAAAGTTCTGCACCCGCTTGAATTTTTATATTTTGTCCTTTTATAATGAACTCATCTGTTGCCTGTAAGTAAATTTTAGTCGCTTTTAAATAACGTGTAGCACCTTTAACTTCTTCTACAACATCACCATACGCTAAAATGTTTAGTGCTTGACCTTCATTTTCACTACCACCAACATTGTACTGTAAATTTGATCTACCTTCATGTAATTGTTGTTGTCCTTGAGTTTTAATGCCAAGAATTCCACTACCAGCAATATTTGTATTTTTAGGTCCTGTCTTTATTTTAATACTACCATTATTATCCATGATAAATGCAGTATTACCACCTCTAGGTCCTTGTATTCTTAACGCACCACCTGTATTATCAGGCAATAACCTTTCATACATCATGGATCTAGTTTTATATCCCTTCAATAAAACATTAAAAGTAGGACTATCATCAAGAGACTGTGTTTGGTCAGGAGTAGTCTGAGTGAAGATACTATCTGGATATGTGGATGCGGGAAATTGTATTGTCATGGGCAATCAACGTAGCGACCAGTACCAATCTTAGTAGCACCAACTGTAGTAAGTGCTGCTGTATCTAAACATACTAATGATGGAAGTAATCTAGCACCATATCCTCCTCCACCAACAAGTTCTATTCTAGGAAACTTTTCAAAATTTAATGTTCTGTTCAATACACGTGCCCCTATTACAAATCCATTTTCAACAACTGCTTCGGCAACTCCTAGTTCTCCATTAATATACATCTGTGGAGCACTCTGATAACCTATGCCAGGACTAAGAATAGTAAATGCATCAATAATACATCTGACATTTTTATCTACAGCAAGATTCTTTTTATAACCAAAACCAGATGATTGAATTCTAATTTCTGTCACAAATCCATTATCATCTAATAATGCTGATGCAGTAGCACCAACACCTTCACCAGAAACAAAAACAACTGGGGGTTCTGCGTATGCATCACCAGTATTATCTACAGGAATTTCTATGATTCCTCCAGAACCATCTGTTATAACGTTATTTGAGTTTACAATAGGTTGCCTAAATTTCTGGAATACAGTTGATGTATCATCTCCAACTCCTATGTCACTATCACCTATACTTTGATCGTCAGGTGCAGTAATAAGAACATCTACAAATGCACCAGTTCCATTTATAGTAAATGTCAATGTTTCTTCATCTTCTATAGTAGAATCCTCTCTAATACCAACAGTAACTAACGCTTCATTATCTTGAATTACAAATTCTCCAGTCAATTTCTGTCCAACAATGTCTGAATTTGTAATGCCTTCACCAGATAAAGTATAGTATAATATATTTCCATTTGGAATATTTGTTGTTGTAATGGTGTATATAATAAACTCATCTTCTGGGCATGTGGTTCTGTTCGCAACAACTTGATATGTTGGAGTTCCATCATCTGGAGCAGTTTCTCCAGTTGGAGTGCCATCTGGATCAGGTATTTCTATAGGTTCAAATGGATCTATGTCAGTAGGAGTGTAGGGATCATATGATTCTTTCAAATCACGTTCAGATATTGTACATTTACCAATATTTTTCTTAAATTTAATATCATACTTACCACCACGATCAGGAGAGTTATTTGTCATCTTGACAAAGAAACTTTCATTATCATCAGTTTCATTATCAATTAATGTTTGAACTTCAATTATTTTTTCACTTTCACCTGGTGTAAATCCTAATATATCTTCTACCTCAAGATAGTCTTTTCCAGCAGTTGCACTTCCTTGATTTCCAAGTGTTTTAATTTTTACAGATGATGCTACTTCAGTAGATCCAGATCTAGTTACTGTAAATACTGCTAAATCACCTTCTTTAACTTCAATATCATTAATATCGTATATAATTTTTGGTGCACTTGTATCTGTACCAATCTTTGGAACTCCACCAGCAAATCCAACTGTTGTAATTTCTAGTGGTTTACCAGTATATGCTTCATCACAAACATATTGTGTATAATCAGCAGGAGTGTCACCAAATAGATTATCAATACTTTCTAGTAATCCATCTAAGAAATCTCCATCATCATCTCCTTCTTTTGCTCCGTCTGTGCATACTTTCTTATCTCCATCACATGTTGTATCAACACCAGTACATGAAATTCCTAAAAGTTTCAAAATATAGTTGATTGCATTACCGATCATGTTAAGTGGAGCAGCGATAGCACCTAGAATATCTTGTAGAGGACCTAAAATATCTTGTAACAGTTGATTCATTAACTGATAGATTTTAGAGATAATTCCGTTTACTAACTCATCAAGTTGACATGCAGCAGCACGATAAATCTGATTGATATAGTTCATTAGAAGATTTGTCAACCATTCTGCTAATTGCTCACCAAGATCTTCCATCTTACATCCAAGATTTTTTAGGAGTCCATTAAACCATTCTGTAACTGGAGTAAGAGCATTTCCTTTCTCATCAGGACGTAATATTGCTTTAACTAATTTGTTGACTCCTTTTTGTAGTAATGAAATAACATATCCTTTTAATCTTGCAAGAAATTCACGTGTAACATAAATTGCTTTATTTACATAACCTCTTGCTACTCCTGGTGCACTATAAAGTCCTCCTGTATACTTACTAACATAGTAGTTACCAATGTTACCATCACTAGCTTGAATATCTGCAAGGAAATTTCCCATAATTCCCTTCATTTGTCCTTTTAGATCATCATCTTCACATTTCTGCCCAACATCTTGACACCAATTCTCATCTTTGATGTTCTCCTTCATAATACCAGAGTCTACTCGTTCCTCCTTTGTTCCGTCTTTCTTTTCAAGGAGAGTTCCATCACTAGGACCTCCATTTTGTTTAGATTTATCACTTTTACTTGGATCACCGTCTGTTTTAGGGTCTATTTCAAATGGGGCAGTACGATCACCAGTTGCAAATCTTGAATCAGGATCGTCTTGCTGTATTGTATTCTTCTCGACTGTAGAACCTGGTGTTTGTCCGATAGAACCCATGATTATAGGTTTTTGTCTATCAGTATCCAAATAAAAACCAACCACCCAACAACCTGGCGTTAACTGAGCAGCAGCACCAGTTATATTGCCAGGTGAAAATGGTTGATTGACAGGCATCATTACGTTAGCCCATGGCAAATCTTTAGTGGGAACGATTTCTCTTGATTTAGGGTGTTCACCCACAATCGCTACTTTATATCTGTAACCACCTTTATTATTTTTTTCGAGAGCAGAAGATGCCTCTATTTGTCCTACCCACCAAGCAAACCCATCCATTCCGATTCGCATGCTTGGTGCGATACGTGCTAACGCTTCATCCATAGTTAATCGTCATATATTAGACACTCAGGTTCATCAGGGTGTACATCACAGAATACCTCTAATACATTAGGGTCATGATGATCTCCACTTTCAATCTCTGCCTTATGATGTTCTACATACTCTTCTAAGTCATGCAACTCATCTTCAATGTGATGTCGCATGGGTTCTGATGTTTTAGGATCAGCAAGAATTTCTTTGTCGTGCTGAATATGGTCTTCAATTGTTTTCATTGTGTTTTCCTCCGTACAGTATGTACATTATTATTTATTCCCCACGAGTTGACTGCAAGTCACTCATTCCATAAGAATCTCTAAACAATTGTAGCACAGTTGTCATGTTTCCGTTACCTCCTGTCATCTTATCATACAAATGTGATACTTCTCTAACCATGTAAACTCCACTGGTTTCTTCATCAAATGGTTTTTCTTTTTTCAATTCATCTGCTAATTTATTTGGAATAAGAATGTTTACCTTATCTCCTGCAGATACATGAGGATTACCAGGTATTGTAAATTTAGCTGTTTGATTTTGAAGTAAGTCAAATCTGGCAGTAGTTTGTGAAGCATAATATTTTATCCAATCAGCATATTCTGATGGATTATCAGTTGCTGCAGAATCTGGGTCAGCAATGTCTGGGTCATTGTACCATGCTTCATGATCTAATACTGCACTCATAACTCTTGATGGAGTTTCAGATAATTCCTCTTGATTAGTAGGTATTAAAGATATCGAGTCTTGACCTCCTAGATGTGACATAGCATCATAACTTGATTGAATTTTGTAAGTATATTCCTCATACTGTCCTGTGCTCATATTGAAAAATACAAGTACAGATGAATATTTTCCTTTTCTCAGTGAATGTAGTACATCAACTTCAGAAGAAAACTTAAAATTACTCACTACACCTCTTTGATCTTCACCATCATCTTTGTTAGCAATAACTTCTTTGTAAGGACCCCATGGTTTGGATCTTAAATCTTTTGCAGGAAATTCTTCTGTACCTTCTTTATAATTACCCTGTCTATCAAGTTTGGGAAGAGAGCATAATGCATCAACTGAATAAAAATTAAATCCTCTAAGTGACTCCCAGAAGAAATATCCAGCAGTTCCTTTTATTTCGTTATCTTTTCCAGATGTCTTTTGACTATCAAATGCACTTCCTCTTTCATTTTTTACTTTTTTTGTTTTTGTTTTTTTAGTTGTAAATGTTGCATTACCAGATATACTTCTCTTAGTCATATCTGCTATAACATCAAATGGTCTTCTTTTTGCTGGCAACATTTTTACAGCAAATTTACATGGTTCTACAAAAATTTCTTTACTGGTTTTTAAACTTTCTCTAAGTAACTTTGTCACTATTTCATCTGGTTTGCCTGATAATTGTTTTTCAAGTCTAACAATTTCATTTGTAAAAGCTTCCTCAGACACCATTACCAAAGTATATGTTTGTTGTTTATTTTTTATAATTCTACTTGCAATCTTAAAAACTTTAAGTTTATATCTTGTCGGTTGACCTCCACCTACCTGTTTATCAAAACTTGTTGAAACCTCTATGTTTACAATTTCTCCACCTTGAATAGGAAATGTGTTAATAAAACCGTTTGAATCACTTATAAGAACTGATGCTCCAAGAAACGGATTAGTAATACTTTCATGAAATGAAAATGCACCAATCATATCACTATTAAGTAAAGATGTTTCTTTACTACCATCACCTCTTGATATAGTAAATTTCTTTAACTTATATTCAGTGGAATTTTGAAAATCCTGTTCTGCCATAATTACTTAGTCGCCAGAGCGTAATTTGTTACTAATCCTTCAAATCCTAGATCAGACATAGAAGGGTTACCTTCACCTGTTTCTGTTTCACCACCACCTGATCCACCGCCATAGTAGTTGTTAGTGATAACTGTGTGTCCAGTCATATTACCAGGTACAACATTTATACCACTATTTTCTACATTAGGAGTATACATTCCAGTTTGGAAACATTTTGC